GCATGGCCTTTATATGAGCGGGGCGATATTACCCAGCACAGCGTTGGATTTTCTGTACTTAATCAGCAAAAGGGCGTTAATCACAATATTATTACTCAGGTGGCTTTATGGGAAGGTAGTGCGGTATTGTGGGGTGCTAATCCTAATACGCCCACTTTTGAAGTAGTTAAATCCTTTTTAGAGCAAAAGAAAGAAACAGCCGTGGATTATATGGCATGGGTTATTAAAAAGCTAAAAGAGGGTAAATACACAGGCGAAAACGAATCTTTACTTATAAACGAATTGCAAGAAGTTTCAGCTTTATTTGTGCCGCAGGAAACTGCACACGAAGAGGTCAAGCCGCAGGAAACTGCACAAGACTTGAAACAGCTAAAATCTGCAATAGATATATTAACTTTAAAATTTTACAAATAACACAAAATGGCAAATGAAATCCTCGATGCCCTGAATCCCCTTGTGGATGGCATCAAATCGGAAATTAAATCTGTAGACGCTAAATTAGCCGCAGATATCGCACAACTAAATGTAGATGCGCAAAAGAAAAACGAAACTATTGGCGAACTCGCAGCAAAAGTAAAAGAAATGTCTGCTTCTGCTAATCGTTTAAAGTCTGGCATCGAAAACGAAGCAAAGAAAGAATGGTCAAATTCTGACAAGTTCAAATCTGCAATTATGGATATAGTTGCTGAAAACTTTGATAAGATCAAATCTGAAACTGCTTTCACAGCTTCTAAGGATGTAAAAGACATGACCCTTAGCGGTAACTTAACTGGCACATCTCAGATCAGTTACGTTCCTAACGCTATCATGCGTTCTTTTTTCAATCCGCATCTTTATGATGTTTTCCGCATCATCCCTACTGCTACAGGTAACGTTACTTTCCCCCGTGCAAGTGATACAGTTAGCGAAGGATCTTTCGGCGCACAAACTGAAGGAAACAGCAAAAATCAAATCGACTACAACCTTACTATGGTAAACGTTGCAGTACCTTTTATTGCTGGTTTTGCTAAGGTTAGCCGTCAAATGTTGCAGGATCTTCCTTTCTTACAGGCTTACCTTTCTCAGTCACTTGTTGAAGATTGGAACAGAGCTGTTAACACTCGTTTCCTGAATACTATCGCTTCAGGTTCTACTGCTCTTTCTTCTGCTGCTACAGTTAACGCCGAGAAAATGATCGACGGTGTTGCACAGCATGGTGCATTAGGTTTGGGTCAACCTAACCTGATCCTTACTACTCATGCTTCATGGGCTACATTGATGAAGACTAAGCCTGGAGATTACAGCATTCCTGGTGGTGTTACAATCGGGGCAAACGGCGAAACTCGCATCGTTGGCGTACCTGTAGTACCTCATTCTCAGGTTACCGGCTCACGTTTCTATGTTCTTAATACAGAAGCATTTGGTATCGCTCAAGCGTCTGCTCTTAGCGTACGTAGCACAGAGTTTGATGATAAAGACTTCCAAAAGAATCTTATCACTTACCGTGCAGAAGCTCGCATTGAACTTCTCAGCTTCCAGCCTAAAGCCGCTGTTTACGGAACTACCGGAACTGCATAATGCTCTGTTTGTTTTGTTAGGTTGCAATTACAGGCCCTCCATTTTTGGGGGGCTTTTTTGTATATTTGGGTATGAAAGCTATTTGCCTAAGCCTTGCAAGCCGAAATGATAGGTGGAAACTTGCAGAAAAGCAATTTAAAGAGCAAAACATTACAGTAGATAGATTTTTAGCTATTGAGCATGAAGATAGGTTTACATCTTTTAATTTATCACAACAGGCCATTTTAAAGTCAATTACAGAAACTACATTAGTATTTGAAGATGATGTAATATTTGTAAATAATATGCTTAAATACGTATTAGAGACAGCACCTGAAGGTTACGATATATTATATTTATCTGGTCACGTATTAGCACCATTAAAACACGTGCAAGATCATTGGTGGAGGTGTAAGCAAACACATACAACACACTCTGTAATTTATACCGAAAAGGCGGCTAAGTATATTTACGATAGATACGATCCATATAAAGACGGTATTTATGATGATTATCTTTTGCGTAAAATACAACCTGAATTAAAGTGTTATATTTGTAAGCCTTTTATTACTACACAAAGGCCAGGATATAGTGATCTTTGGCAGACAGATACCGATTACGGGATATTACATACACAAAGCAAACTACTATGAATATTACCCATGTGACATTTAGTGATCAGAATATGTCACAAAGCGCAATTGTATGTCGCAATAGTGCGTTAAATAATGGCGCAGATATATCTATTATGTATAATCAATCTTGCTATTCTGAAGAGTTTAAACGCATGAATCATGATGTATTAAGCAAAGAAAGAGGGGCGGGTTATTGGTTATGGAAACCATACATTATAGAAAGGAAACTAAGCGAACTGCCTGAAAATGATATATTGGTTTATAGCGATGCTGGAGTGGAGTTTGTAAATAGGCTACAATTGATAATAGAGCGCATGGATTCTGATGTATGGCTATTTGGTAATAATTACAGGCATTTAGATTGGTGCAAAATGGATGTAATGGATTTTATTTTGCCTGATTGGATATTTAGTTATAATGAAGAGGCAAGGCAAGTGCAGGCATCGGTTATTATAATTAGAAACACTTTACAGGCAAGAATGTTTGTTAGGGAATGGCTTAAATTATGCCAAGTAAACGGGTTTATAGATGATACTGAAAGCTATACACAGAATTACCTACATTTTATAGAGCATAGGCATGATCAGGCTATTTTGACCTGTTTGGCTTATAAATACGGGATTAAATTACATTGGTGGCCGGCACATTATAACGGAGGGCAATTTATTTACGATAAGCATCCGCAATTTACTGAAGACAATTACCCGGTAATATTTCATCATCATAGAAAACGTAATAACGAATGGTAAAAAGAATATCAATAGAACGATGGCAGAAAGCTCAAATAGCTGAAAGGATATGCCATAAATTTGACAGAAAGCAAGGGGAAATTCATTATAAAAATACTTATTACAATTATTTTAAGTATTTAGATATAGATGATTCTGATGCTTTTATAATAGAAATTGGATGTGCTGATTTTCCTGCTTTGCAATGGGTTAAATTTGGTAAAGGGTTATTAATTGAGCCAATGCCATCTAATATATTAAAAGAAATAGCAAAGGAATATAATTTAGAGATTATTAATAAGCCTGTAGAAGATATTGAATTGCCTAAATGTGATGAAATATGGCTTTTAAATGTAATGCAGCATGTTATAGATCCGGATTTATTTATTTTAAAATGTAAAGAATCTGCAAAGGTTATAAGATTCTTTGAGCCTATTGATTGGCCAATAGAGATTTATCATCCGCATACATTTACATTTGATTGGTATAAAGGTCATTTTCCTGATGCTAAATTATACGATGCTAGTAAACCTAATTTTCATGAAGCTAAATGTGCATACGGTATATGGTCACAAGTTTAAGCATAGGAAACGGCGGTTTAGGTAGGTTTGGAAATCAGCTATGGACAATTGCTGGCGTTATAGGTATCGCAAAGCGTAATAATACATCTTTTGCCTTTCCGAAATGGATAAATAGAGATAATGCTTTGTTTGGCGATTTTGCAGATACTATGGATAGGTTTTTTGTAAACAACTTACCTATTTTGCCAGACGGCAGATATATAAATAGTTACGGGTATTTTTGGGGTTATAAGGATATTGACTTACCAAATGGTGATTGGAATATAGATGCACATCTGCAAAGCCCTAAATTCTTTGAACATTGCATGGATGAAATAAGGCATTATTTCACTATGGTAAATGAGCCTAAGCAGAATAATTTTTGTGCTATTCATGTTAGAGCGGGGGATTATGTAGACGATCCAAATGCTTATCATCCAAGATGCTCAGAGGAATACTACAAAGAGGCAATTAAATTAATGCCGGCAGATACACAGTATATCGTTTTTTCTGATGATTTAGAGTTTGCGAAAAAGAGGGTAGGGATTAAGGCATTATATTTATCCGGCAATTACATAGACGATTTTAGGTTAATGAAACGGTGCAAACATTTTATAATAGCAAATAGTAGCTTTTCAGCAATGGCGGCCCTATTGGCAGATCACCCAGATAAGAAAGTAGTTGCCCCATCTAAATGGTTTGGGCCTCAGGTAGAAATTTCAGCAAAAGACATTTATCACCAAAATTGGATTATCATATGAATATTTTATGGTCTATACATTTGTACTTCCCAAGACATGGAAGCGGTGCTGAGGCAATGGCAAGAAATATCAATAGATATTTAAAATCGCAGGGGCATGATATTAAAATACTTTTGCACCAAGCTAATCAGTATAAAATTACTGAGATGTATGAGTTTGAGGGTGTAGATGTGTTTCCGCCCGATGAATACATTATAGATAGGCTATTTACATGGGCAGATGTTGTTATTTCACATTTAGATTACAATAAATGGACTTCTCATGCTTGCCAAAGGTATAATAAGCCATTTGTTCACATAGTACATAACGATACATCATATCCAAGTGTAAAAGATTCTCCTGTTCCTGTTAAAGTTGTTTATAATTCTGAATGGTGCAAATTATCATTAGATTACAAATGGCCTTCTATTGTATTCCCTCCTCCGATTGATGAATGGGTCAAAACAGATGATAAGGAAAGGAAATACATTACTTTGATTAACTTAAACCAAAACAAAGGCTCAAAGTATTTTTATGCAATGGCTAAAAGGTTGCCTCAATTTCAATTTTTAGGTGTAAAGGGTAGTTATGACGGTCAGCACATAGAAGATCATCCAAACGTTAAAATATTGGCTAATACGCCAGATATTCGTGAAATATACAAAGTGACAAAGGTATTATTAGTGCCGAGTCATTATGAATCGTGGGGAATGGTTGCAGGGGAAGGGATGATGAACGGCATACCTGTAATATACAACCCGACTCCTGGATTACTTGAAAACGTAGGGGATGCGGGTATTTGCATAAATAGAAAAGATACCGAAAAATGGGCATCTGAAATTAATAAGCTAATGACAGATGATGTCTATTATAAAAAATGGAGTAAAAAGGGATTGAAGCGGGCAGATCAGTTAAAGCCTAAGTTTAAAGAATTAGAAGATTTTATCTGTAAATAAAAAACCCACCTGTAGAAACAAGCGGGGAACATAAAACCTAAACTATATGAGAAAGCCAAAATTAGAAAAATGTTAGTTGACAAACTATATTATTTCGCCTTATTGTAAGATTAATTTTGATAAAATGAATAATATTTACGAAATAAAGGTATCGGACGGTGCTGAGCCTATTAGCCTTGAAACTGCGAAAGACTGGTTAAGGGTTAGCACAGAAGATGATGATACCATTATAACCGATCTTATTACGGTGGCCCGTAAAAGAGTAGAAGCCTATACTTTGCGTTCCTTAGTCGCTAAATCAATAACCTTAACCGGATATGTTGACCTTCCTTTTATGTTACCTTATGCGCCAATTTCTGCAGTATCTGCGGTCAAATATTTGGACGGGCAGACGGTAGATACAGGTGTTAATGAATGGGAGACATTAGATCCAGATGAATATCAGGTTATAGGATATAATGACAGGCAATTTAGACCGCATTTTGCCGCTATTTATGAAATTACCTATACAACTACTGCAAATGCAGATTCGGGGCTTAAAACGGACTTAAAACGGGTTTTGTTGTGGTTGTATGAAAATAGGGGTGATGATAGCGATAATATGCCTGTTGAATTAATGAGCAATGCCAAAACACTAAAAGTACTGACATGGGTATAGGTGTTGCCAGGAAAGTAAAAATTGTTGTAGTAGGTCAAACTGAAGGGGTAGATGGCCCAGACGTGACATCTGATGAAGTGGCTAATTTATGGGCGCAAATTAATACTATTAGTCAGTCAAGGGGATTTGATGCCGGCAAAGCTAACTTTAAAACATCTTATGAGTTTTTAATAAGGTACGATTCTGCCATAGAAATATCCATCCGTTGCATGATTGAATACAGCAATAGATTTTATTCTATACAAAGCATTGACAGGGTAGATAGGGTAAGGGCGGAAGATAAATATTCAAGCCAATTGCAGAATAATCCTGAGGGTAGATATTGGCGAATTGTAGCCACATCCCAAGATATAGCCTAATGTCTAAATTTATATTTGAAATACAAGGTTTGGATAAACTACAGGCAAAAATCAAAACTTTGCCAAAAGATGTGCAAGAAGAGGTTGTAGGGGAAATACAGGCATGGGGTTATGAGGTTAACGGCAAACAGCTTGCATTGATAAGCCAGCAAAAGATCCAGGATTTAGGGGCATTACAACAGAATACAAAGGCAATGCCTACAAAAGACGGAGTAGAACTTATTAGCAATGTTTATTACGCACCATTTATAGAGTTTGGTACCGGCGCAAAGGTTAAGGTGCCTTCAGAGGTTACGGCTTATGCGGCGCAATTTAGAGGTAAAAAACAGGGTACATTTAAGGAGTTTGTGGTTAAAATGAGGGGATGGCTTAAACGGAACGGATATAATGAGAAATTGGCATTTATTGCGGCATTAAATAAGATTAAAAATGGATCAGAACCTCGCCCGTACTTTTTCGATCCTTACCTAAAAAATAGAAAGAAATTAATAGAACGCATTAACAAGGTAATATCTGATTTATGAAAGATCCAATTAAGTTTATTAAAGACGCATATTTTAACGCCTTAAATGGGGCTATAACGTACAATGGTAGCGAAGTGTACGTATACGATGAAGAGGCGGACGAAACGGGCGGGGATTATTATATTCTGATTTCTACCATTACAGATGCCGATGCCCCTAATAAGGCTAAGTTTATGAATGATGTGCAAGTGCTAATTGATGTGGTTAGCCAAAATAATTTTAGGGTAGATTTGGTAAAAAAGATAGTTGACAGCATTACGGAAAAGGTTTTAAATGTAATTATACCTTCGGTAGGTAATAGTTCCTTGTCAGATAATTCGGATTTTCAGATTATAGATGTAAGGAAAAGCGGAAGCCAGCATGTGCCGATTATTGATACAGGAACTAAAAAAATAGTAAGAAGGTTAACAACATTCACACAATTAATAATAGAAAAATAAAATGGCAACAATTCAAGGTACATCGGTCACTTTACAATTAAGAGAAAGCGGAACTACAGGCGCATATTTAAACGTAGTTTGTGAAACAACAAGTAGCCTTTCAGGCTCTGCTTCTGTTACTACAGCGGTAACTAAATGTAACACAATCACATCTGTAGCTGCACCTACAATTACTTTTGCGATTGAAGGCGTGGCAGAAACAGCCCCAAGTGCTGGTCAGGTTAGCGTTGAAAATATGCTTTCATGGTTTCAGGGAAACAGTTTATTAGATATTAAATACGAAGATCCTGAGGGTTCAGGAACAAATTTTTATGTTCAGGGTAGCGGATATATTACTGAGTTTGGTATAACTTCGCCTGCGGAGGGTGCTGTAACTTTTACAGCTTCTTTCCAATTGACAGGAACAGTAGATATAACGCCATAATATGAAGATAAACGATAAAGAAATAAGCCTCCGTTTTGGGATGCTTTCAGTTGAGATTTTCTTAGGAGAGGCCGCTAAAGATAACGGCCTTTCTTATTACAGCTCTTTGCAAATGGCACGGATTATTTATGCCGGTATGGTCAATTACTACGAAGTGAAGCAGCAAAAACATCCGATCACTTTTGAAGAGATTTACGATTTTGTAGAAAGCAGAATGATGTCAAGTGAAGATAATAGCGAACTGATTAAGGTGATTAATGATTTTAATAACTGCCAAGCTATACAGAAAAAAAAGGATGCTTTGATAGATGCAAATGATGAGATAGAAGAGATAAAAAAAAAGCAGATTGGCATAATACAAGAGTCACAGCCTATGCAGCCGGATTAAGGCCTGAAGAGTATATGTGGATGAAGCCCAGCGATTTTTATCAATTTATCGAGGGGTATAATAAGAGGCTCATAGATCAACATGAAATAGCAAGGCGGCAAGCGTATTTTACAATCGCCCCTCACCTTAGTAAACAGTTGAATATGAGCCAATTTTATAAGAATTATTGGCCATTGCCTGATGATAAGATAGAGGAAAACAGTAGGGAAAAAAGATTAATGGATAAGTTAAAAAGGTTAAAAGAAAATGGCGGAAGAGGGTCTCAAAATTAAAATTGGTGCGGATGTACAGTCTGCAATTACATCCCTTAATAATTTAAATAATTCATTAGCCAAAACTAATGACTCCGCTGTTAAGGTAGGGAGTTCAGGTATGCAAAGTGTCACTAAAGGCACTAATCAAGCATCTATAGCATTAACTAATTTTAGTAGAGTTGCATCAGATGCGCCTTTTGGATTAATAGGTATTGCCAATAATATAGATCCATTAATTCAGTCATTTATAGCATTAAGAAAAGAGACAGGATCTGGTAAGGCG